CCTTGGCTGCTGCTGCGGCCAGTACCTTCTGGAGGAGCATGTCGTCCACAAGGTGGGCGAATTCGCCCGGTCCGATGGACCGGAGGATGGAGGGAAGCTCGCCTCGCCGGCGGTACAGGCCCGACTTGGCATTCTTGCCTTCGATTGAGTAGGGATGGCCTGCCCTGGCGGCCAATGTGACGGCTGCCACCAGCCATGCCTGCCGCTCTAGGAAGTTGACGTCGTTAAACTTGTCCTTGTCGGTGACGTCGATGAGTGTGCCAATCTCGGTACGCAATAGCGTACGCTCGGTGTCGAGCATCTCGGGGTTGTTTGCCTTGATGATGGCAGCCTTCCACAGGTGCTTGCGCTTGGGTACCAGACCCATGCCCTTCATGCGACGGTCATAGTCGGATGCATGCCACACCCCGATGGCACCTCGGAAGGCACCCAGTAGGGCCGACGAACCACGGACCTGCGATGCCATCTGCTCGGCGTTCCGGATGGGTTCGTCGCCTTGCTTCTTAATGTGGTGGATGACGATCAAGGCAGCGCCTAGCTCGCCACCTACTTGGCTGGCGACTCGGATGAATTCGTTGATGACCGTGGCGCTGTTCTCTTCGCCGTGCAGCACGCTGTTAAGGGTGTCGATGACGACCAGTTGGAGGTTGGGAATCTGCCGCAGCAGGGCGAAGAATTCCAGCCACTTGCGGGAGGGGCGCGACTCCTGTGTCTTCGGGTCTTTCTCTACGAGTGCGAACGCGCCACCGGAATTGATCGATGGCAGGATAATTAGGTCATCACCGGCCTCACGTCGCCGGCTGCCGTCTGCGTCCATGTCGGCCAAGCGGATATGCAGTTCGTCCTTATCGTCTTCCGTGGTTAGGATGACGACGGCCCCCTTGCGCATGACAGGCATGCCGCACCACGTGTCGCCGTCTCGTCGTGCAGTAATCTTCAAGGCTAGGTCGAGGACCATGAATGTCTTGCCGGCTCCGCCCTCGGCGACGAGCAGCTGGTGCTTGGCAGCCTGTAGCCAATTCTGTACTAGGAATTGACGCTCCGGTCGTGGCGACAGGCTCCACCTGTGAGCGGCCCACACAGCCAAGCCCTTGCCGTCGTCTAGGATTGGCTTCTCTGGTTCGGGCATGGGTCCGTTGTTGTGAATGTCATTACGGAGCAAGCCCAGCCACTCGGTATCAAATCGATTCTCCGGCCAAGGCGGATTCATGTGCGCTTGCATCCACCCATAGGTCGCAAGGCGGGCTGCATCGAGGGTCATCTTCCCGATACGAGCGGTGTGGATGTAGTGGCCGGCGACGCCATTAAATGCGGACCACCGGGTGGTGCCTTCTCCGCCGGCGGCAACGTCTGCGGTCAACATCTGGACGGCAGGGGTATGCGACTTGGGCATGAGCGGATCGACAGGGGCTTCCTTGATTGCCCACTCCGACTCCGGCATCATCGACGCCAAAGAGCAGGGCGTGGTAATAAAAGCGTGTGATGCGTGACGCTCGATGACGACGAGTCGCTTAACGCCGGACTTGCCGTGGATTGAGCCGGCCACACGGATAGGCTGATGCGCACGTCCGTAAGGGTTGCCATCCACGCCCAGTCCGAATTGGATATCCGCTCCTGCCTTGCGGGCGATGGCGTCTCTGGCGGCGACTACTTCGGCAACCGTCATACCTGCAACCTGCCAATAGGCATGACGCTTGGCCTTGCCTTCCTCGGTCATGCCTCCGGACAGCACCACCATTGCTGCCGGCCCAAAGTGCTGCTCGACGAAGGCCAGCTTTGCATCGGTGTCGCCGGTGTCAAAGTCGGCACACACGGTGCGGAACACGTCGCAGTTCTCGGCGGTACCTCGGTCTTCCTTGAGGGTGCATGGTACGATAAACGTGGCGACGTCGTGCTGCCCCCACCGTGTGGCGTGGAAGATCACGGCTGACACGAACCTGTCCCACCCCATACGCTCCGGCTCTAGGAAGATGTCTTCTCGGAACACCCCCTCCCTGGACGTCCCCTTTTCACCGATACCACGGAGGCAAACGAAGCCCTTGGCTTCCTTGCCAAAGAGCAATTCGACGTGAGTGGAGACGGCGTCATTGTCGATTGGAATCATGTCTGTCATGTTGGGTCGGGTATTCCTGGGCGTTGGGCGTCCTAGGTCAACTCCACAATCTCACCCTTGGCCTTGAGTGCTAGTGCCAGCCATGTGGCGGTCACATCGTCGAGCTGATGCATGTCCTCTGGTGGCACCACGAACGACAATCTGCCGGCGCCTCGGAAGTGCTGAAGCCGGTCGGGTCTGATCACTTCGGCCCGGTTAGCCCAGCCCATGAATGTGACGGCCCGGTCGTTGTACTCGACACGCATGAGTGCGTAGATGTCCACCAATTCCTTGGTGGTAATCTCGCCATTGATTTCGTAAGACGGAACCAGCAAGTGGGGGTTGATGTGGTGGCTGGACTTGACCTCAACGGACTGGCCGTTGCCGGCCATGAAGTCTACGGTTCCGGACCGAGGGGATACGGTGTCGTCTCGCTCCATGCTGAACAGCTTGGAGAAAGCGATCTCGCCCAGCAATCCGACCAAGTCCATAACTGCCCCGGATTGTTTACCGACGTGCTGGTCGGGGACGCCGGCGGCTCGACTCGACTCATGCCTGGCAAGGCTTTCGGCCTCGGCCTGGGTCATGGTGATGTCGTCCAGCTTGATGCGGATTTTCACAGGGGGTAGATAAAGATCGGAGTCTGCTCTCCGACGTAACCGCCTGTGACGTTGAAGTTCATGTGTTCGATAGCGTCTTCCTCGGACATGCCTTCGGACATCAGCACACGCACGCAAGTGTGCCAATCATACACGACACGGATAGGTGAAGACTCGGTCAAGCCAACGATGGCTGCGTCGAATCCGTCTGCGGTGAGCGTGGAATCGTCCATCTCTTCGAGTCGCTTGGTGATCTGTTTACGGTTTTCTTTAGCCATCTGCTTGAGGTGGCTCTTCTCGGTTTTATGGATACGCATGTTGGGAAATTACCAAGACCAAGTCTTGGGGGGTTCGACCGATGGGGCGACCTGTTCGGCTACGCCGTGGCAACGCTTCTTGTAGTCGCACCACTTGCACTTGAAGTCATCGACGCCTCGACCGATGCGGCCAAGCTGTTCTGGGTTGTCGGTCTTTACAATACACGGCGCGGTCGATGTAGGTCTGGGCGTCGCGGGCATTGAACGGAACCATCTCAATGTGCATTTCGCCGGTGTCTCGGTTGATGGCCGTGAATAGGCACGACAGCAGGTCTTTGTAGGCCATGTAGATCTGGACCTGGGCGTAGTACACAGGCTTGGAATCCTTTAGCCCCTTCTTCACGACGTCGCTCCAGCTCTTCTCGCCTAGGGCTTTGCTTTCCCACAGGCATGGGTAGAAGACGCCGGCTAGGGCAGGTCCGTCGTTGATGATGCCGTCTAGATGGCCCTTAAACTTATCGCCGGCGTCGGAGATACCGAACTGCTTGCCGTCAAGTTGGTGGGTCTGAAGATCGAAGCCGGCCATAATAAGATACTCGGCGACTCGGCTTTCGCCGTCATGTCCCATGTCAAAGATGCGTAGGGTGTTGGCCTTGAATTCTGCGCCGTCGTCCTTCGGCGTCATGTGGAATTCGTACGCTAAAGCACGTTCACATTCACCTCCGATTCGTGACGCTCCTAGGTACTGGCGTTGCACCTGCTTGTTGCGGTGCGCTTTGGTTGCTGCGTCGATCAAGGCTTTGATGCCTTCGGCAATCTCGCATGGTTTAGATTCTGGTTTGAACATGTTGGGTTAAATCGAAAGTACTTTGGCTTTAATAAAACGCTCACGCCACTTCCATGTTAAAGCACATGTGGCACGGTACTTGGTCATGCCTGCGGCGGAGAATACATCAAGCCCAAGCTGGATTAATTGCTTGTCGGAGGGAGGCTCGGTCAACCATCGCTTGCTCTTCCTGGCGGCGTCCTTGTCGCCATGCTCTCGGAGGTAGTCGTCTGCGGATGCAACGGCCTGGAGTCGATCATCGGTGACGGCGATGAGGGTGGCGCCGGTGGCTCCGTCCTTGCCGCCTATTGCGTACTGCTTGCCGTCGTGCTGGACGACGCATGCCCATGCGGTCATGGCCGAAGCGATGGTAACCATGCCGTCCCAGAATGACTCCCAACGGAATGGGGACATGTCCATGATTTCAACCTCGGTAAGGGTGAAGTTGACTAGGTCGCCCCTCTCCTCGGCTTCCTTTTGGCGACGCTCGACGCCGTCGAAGATATGCTCGCATGCCGGGCATACGGCTACCCCTAGGGGTACCTCCATTTTACATGATGGGCAGACCTTGGTCCTGGCTGACCCTTTGACAGGCTCCAGCACGACGTCCGTGTCTAGCCCGCCGTGGGTGAGGATGGAATAACCAAAGTCCAGTACCACGCAGTCAGACTTGATAGCTCCGGGGTGCTTCTCTGGGTCTACCTTGCGTAGGCCACGACCAATCATCTGGATCATCGTGGATTTAAATGAGCATGGACGCAGCAAGATAATACAGCTAACCGTCTGGCAGTCATAGCCTTCGGTAAGCACGGCCACGTTGACCAGCACCTGGGTGCGGTCCTTCTCAAAGTCGATTAGGGCGCGGCGTCGGTCGCCGTCTGATAGGTTGCCGTGGACGATGTCGGCCTTGATGCCGGCGTCGCAGAAGGCTTGGGTCACATGCTCCGCATGCTCAACGGTGGAGCAGAAGGCTATGGTCTTCCGGCTTCCTGCCTTCTCACGCCACTCGGCAATCACCCTCTCGGTGACGGCTGACTTGTCCATGATCGCCTCCACCTCGGCCATGTCGAAGTCGGCGACGGTACGCTTGACGCCGGCCAGTTCGGACCGTAGCCCGCAGTCGATAACGAACACCCTAGGCCGGACTAGGTTGCCGGCGTCGATCAGCTCTTTGATGGAGATGACGTCGGCGACGTTGGAGAATACGGCAGCTAGTGCCTTCTTGTCGGCGCGCTGTGGGGTAGCCGTGACGCCGAAGATGTGTACCGATGGGTTGATCTCCCTGGCCCGGTCGATGATACGGAGATAGGAATCGGCGGCCACATGGTGGGCCTCGTCGATGACAAGCAGGTCCACAGGTGGCATGGTGGCTAGGTTCTCATCCCTCGAAAGGGTCTGGACCATAGCAAAGGTAACGCCGTCGGACCAGCGTTTGCGGTCAGCGGCGTAGATGTCGGTCGGTGTATCGGCGTCGATCCTCCGATAGGTGGCACGGTTCTGGGCGACCAGTTCGTCTCGATGCTGGAGGACGATGGTCTTGCCCTTGCCCGCATGCTTGATGACT